AATTTCGCCGATGGTAAAAATCCTGGACGCAAAGGACTAGCCAAACGCAGTGGAGTTAATACCAAAGCCAGTGTAAGTAGTCTACGCAAAACAGCCAAGCATAGCACAGGTGAAAAGGCTCGCATGGCACATTGGTTGGCTAATATGAAAGCAGGAAGGGCCAAAAAGAAATGAGAGCTTACGAATTTATCAATGAAGATTGGAACAAAGTAAACCATCACGACAAGACAGACGGGCTTAGTCAAAAAGCAGTCAATGCTTATCGTAGAGAGCATCCTGGAAGTAAATTAAAAACTGCCGTTACTACCAAACCTAGCAAATTAAAAGCAGGTAGCAAAGATGCCAAGCGCCGTAAATCGTTCTGTGCTAGGATGAGTGGTAACAAAGGTCCCATGAAGGACGAACACGGTAAACCGACTCCCAAGGCAAAAGCACTAAGTCGTTGGAACTGTTAATAGTGAATGCTTACACTTATACCCAATTGCAGATTTATAGATAATCTAGCAATTACAGCTCCAATCGACGACTCGCATTTTTTAAATAAAAGTAATTTATTTTTAAACAAGCACGGATTTGAATTAAGTCCGCTGGAGCAAATATATTACTCTACCAACAATGTTCCGATCTCAAAAGGTAACTTAAAAAATCCCTTTGGAGCTTGCAATTTTAATTGGTTTAAAAATTACTCTACTAATAAAAATTTTTATATAGAGCATTCTTGGTGCTTTACTAGATTAGAATATCAAGGAGAAGCTCGAGATCAAATAATCCAATTCTCCAAACAACATCCCCAACTAGCAGACCTATTAGATATCAAACCCAAATGGGCGATTGATTTTAGGCTAGATTACTTAGATAAAGAAATGATGATAGAAGTACTGCATCTGGAGGAAGATTTTTACGATATAGAGCAAGCACGAGAAATGAAAGATTGGGTAGAAGCTAAAATATTATCAACTGATTGGGTAGACTTCGTAGCACGATTAAAAGCACACTTACCAACTTGGCAGTCTATTAAGGGCGAAACTCTGCAAAGGCAATGGAAAGCTGAATTTTGGGGACTGCCCAAAGAACACGCCATTAAACAATTCTGTTTTGATTAAAATAGTTTGACATAATCCAAACAATCCTATATACTGTAGCACAAGGAGATTTTTATGAGTAAAGCGTTCGGTGCCCCAGAGCAGGCCAAAATTAAACAGATTGTTGCAGAAGGTATGACTGTTATGCAAGAAATTCAAGACCTTACAGAAGGGTTGAATGAAACTATCAAGGCAGTAGCAGAAGAACTAGAAGTCAAGCCCAGTGTGATCAAACGAGCAATTAAGATTTCAATGAAAGACCAGTGGGATAGCGTATGGCGCGAATTTGACGATCTTGAAACCATTGTCGATATTAGCGGTCATTCCCAACGCAGAGAAGATTGATGAATGACATCATTTTCAATATTCTCGGATGGATTCGGGACGATTATAAATCTCATCCTTTTAGGTTCTGTATTGAGCTTATGGCTTGGGCTATATCTATTGGTTGCTCAATCACCATGGCTCTCACAGTCCCCAACCCGCCTCTACTTGCTTTGTATCCTATATGGATCAGTGGTTGTGTTATGTATGCTTGGGCTAGTTATACTAGGCAATCATTTGGCATGTTACTTAACTACTTCTTGCTTGTAACGATCGATTCTATCGGTCTTATAAGAATGTTGAGCTAAATAATTTTGAGAAAGGTCCTGCGAGCCATAAGTCGCAATATAGAAGGTTGCCGGCCATAAACGGTATGAGGAAAAATTAATGAGTTATGTTGATGCGATTTGGGATCGCGAAAAAGACATCGTGAAAGTTGTCGAGCGAGACCCTAAGAAGGGCAGAATCTATACAGATTACAATGCCAAATATCTTTTCTATTACCCCGATGCCAAAGGCAAATTTAAATCTATTCACGGGGAGCCTCTTTCCAAAGTCACTGCACGAAACTGGAAAGAATTTATCAAAGAACAAAAAATACACAGTAGTCACAAATTGTATGAAAGTGACATCAATCCTGTATTTCGTTGCCTAGAAGAAAATTATCTAATCAAAGATCCACCTAAGCTAAATGTAGCTTTTTTCGATATTGAGGTGGACTTCGATCCGGAACGAGGTTATGCATCACCCGAAGATGCATTTATGCCTATTACTGCAATCGCTGTCCACCTACAATGGTTAGATACACTAGTATGTCTGGCTGTACCTCCAAAGACTTTGACTATGGAGAAGGCAACTGATCTAGTAAAAGAATTTCCTAATACTATCTTGTTTGAAACAGAGCATGAGATGTTAGACACATTCTTAAATCTGATTGAAGATGCAGATGTGTTAAGTGGTTGGAACAGTGAAGGTTTCGATATTCCGTATACCGTTAATCGCGTGACTAAGGTATTGAGTAAAGAAGACACCCGCAGATTTTGTCTATGGGATGCGATGCCCAAGAAAAGAGAATACGAAAAATATGGAAAAGCCGCCGTTACCTATGATCTTATTGGTCGTGTTCACCTCGATAGTCTCGAGCTGTACCGCAAATACACCTATGAAGAACGACACACCTATCGATTGGATGCAATCGGAGAAATGGAAGTAGGAGAAAGCAAGACCGTGTACGAAGGTACATTGGATCAACTTTACAATAACGACTTCCGCAAGTTTATTGAATATAACCGTCAAGACTGTGCGCTACTTGATAAATTAGATAAGAAGTTAAAGTTCATCGATCTAGCCAATACCATTGCCCATGAAAATACTGTGCTACTACAAACCACAATGGGTGCTGTAGCAGTAACGGAACAGGCTATTGTGAACGAAGCTCACAGTCGCGGATTAATCGTGCCAAGTCGTCCTAAACGAGATGACGATCTAAATACACAGGCCGCAGGTGCTTATGTTGCATATCCTAAAAAGGGCTTACATGACTATATCGGATCAATGGACATTAACAGTCTTTATCCATCTGTAATTCGTGCATTAAACATGGGTCCGGAAACTATCATTGGACAGTTGAGACCGGAATATACCAATGCCGAGATTGAAGAAAAAACAGCCAAGGGATCTTTTGCCGCGGCATGGGAAGGTAAGTTCGGTACTAACGAATATGAATTTGTAATGTTGAAAGATCGAAGCCACAATATTATTATCGACTGGGAAGATGGATCTACTGATGTAATGAGTGGTGCTCAGATCTACGAAGAAATATTTGAAAGCAACAGGCCGTGGATGCTGAGTGCTAACGGCACAATTTTTACACACGAACGAGAAGGTGTTATTCCCGGATTACTAAAACGCTGGTATGCAGAGCGTAAAGAAATGCAGGCTAAACTTAAAGAAGCAATTAAGGCAGGAAATAAAATTGAAGAAGAATACTGGGATAAACGTCAATTGGTTAAAAAGATTAACCTCAATAGTTTGTATGGTGCTATTCTTAATGCTGGTTGTAGGTTTTTTGACAATCGCATTGGTCAGTCAACCACTCTTACAGGAAGAGGAATTGCAAGACATATGGCTGCAAAAATCAATGAAGTCATCACCGGAGAATACAACCATACCGGAAAAAGTATCATTTATGGAGACACTGACTCCGCTTACTTCAGTGCCTATTCATCCTTAAAGAATGAAATTGCCAAAGGTGAAATTACTTGGGACAAGGATACTGTAATTAAACTTTACGATAATATCGCAGAAGAAGTAAACAGTACATTTTCTAATTTTATGTTAGAAGCACATCATTGTCCAAAGAGCCGTGGAGAAGTTATCAAAGCGGGTCGTGAAATCGTTGCTATCAAAGGCCTGTTTATTACCAAGAAGCGTTATGCTGTATTATATTATGACAAAGAAGGCAAGCGTAGTGACGTAGATGGCAAGCCGGGCAAGATCAAGGCCATGGGCTTAGACCTGAAGCGTAGTGATACTCCTGAATTCATGCAGAAGTTTCTAGAAGAAGTATTGACCAAAGTGCTTAACGGCAGTCAAGAAGAAGAAATTCTAGAAATGATCAGCGACTTTAGAACCGAGTTTAAAGCTCGCCCGGGTTGGGAAAAGGGTTCGCCTAAACGAGCAAACAATATTACAGAGTATCAGGCCAAGGAAGCTAAGTCTGGTAAGACCAATATGCCCGGACATGTGCGAGCCAGTATCAATTGGAATACTTTAAAACGCATGAACGGTGACAAGTATTCTATGAACATTGTAGACGGTATGAAAGTTATTGTCTGCAAGGTTAAAGCAAATCCGTTAGGATACACAAGTATTGCATATCCTGTAGACGAAATGAGGTTGCCAAAATGGTTCCAAGAGCTACCATTTGATCATGCCGAAATGGAGGCTACAATTATTAACAATAAACTTGAAAACTTAATAGGGGTTCTAGAGTGGGATCTAGAATCTACTACACAGACAAATACATTCGGCAACCTATTCAGCTTTGATTAAAATATTTGTTGACATTACCCAGAAATCTAAATAAACTTAACAAAAGGAAATTATTATGAAAGACATTCTTCAAGACATCGTAGCACACACAAACAAACTTGGTTTCTTAAACATCGTAAAAGTAACAGGTACATCAAATAAGACATTGATTGATTCAATGGCCGATGATCGTACAGTTATCTTATATGCAGAAACTAAAGATCCACAACTAGATATGGTTGGTACCTATGGTATGCCGCAGTTAGAAAAACTACGCTATCTATTAGATGGTAAAGAATACGGTGAAGATGCTACTATTGAAGTTATTACAAGTCAACGCAATAACGAAGAAATTCCAGTAGGCTTGCATTTTGAAAACAAAAGCGGTGACTTTAAAAATGACTACCGTTTTATGAATCAAGACATCATCAACGAAAAGTTGAAAACTGTCAAGTTCCGTGGGGTTAATTGGCATGTTGAAGTTGATCCAACAGTATCAGCTGTCCAGCGTTTTCAATTCCAGGCAGGTGCTAACACAGAGCACACAACATTCTTAGCCAAGACAGATGGCGACAAATTGATCTTTACATTTGGCGATCAAGCAAGTCACGGTGGCGAGTTTGTATTTGCCACAGGCGTTACAGGTAAGATTACTAAAGCATGGACATGGCCAGTTGTTCCAGTATTGAGCATTTTAAAGATTGCCGATGCTAACAATGCCAAGGTCAGTTTCAGTAATGAAGGTGCTATGCAGATTACTTTGGATAGCGGTCTAGCAACTTACAAATATATCATTCCAGCACAAGCATGATAAAAGGTATAAGCCAGGGTGGAAGATATATTAGTGTTACCGGCGGAATGCCGGGCAGTACCTATATCAATAGCTACTCTGGCGCACAAGGTATCGGTAACATGCGATTCAATACTTCTACACAAAATGTGGAAGTATGGGATGGCAATAATTGGATGACCTTGCAAACATCTTATGCTACAGTTCAATTAGATAGTGAAGCAATTGGTCTACTAGATTGGGCTAAGGAAAAGCGTACCGAAGAATGGAAGATTCAAGAGTTGATTAAAATCAACTCTGCTGTTAAAATAGCATATGAACAAGTATTAAAAGCACAAGCACAGTTAAAAACAACAATTATATTGAGTAAAGATGAACAGACCACCAGTTAACCTAACACCATTACAAAAAGACTACGCTGTCTATTTGCCAGCAATCAGTAGTTTTTATTCCACCTATGTTGCTAAACAGCGAATAGAAGAATTTGTACCCAACGATCGTATTCCTGCAGGATTCGATCGAGGCATTGAAGGAATGAATTTTCTCAATGCAGAAGAAGGGTACTTTACATACAAGTATGGTTTGTTTTCCGCAGGACATGCACAACTAGATTTAAAGAAAAGTCTAGTTCAAGAAAGTATGATCCAACAACGAGATCGTAATAACACAATGATCTTAGGCGATTCAGGTGGTTATCAGATCGGTAAGGGTGTTCTTAAATTTGATTGGTTAGATTTTGAAGGCGCTAGTGCTAACAAAACTCGTCAACAGATCCTAGAATGGTTAGAAGTTACCGCCGATTGGTCTATGATGCTCGACGTTCCTACTTGGGCCTGCGATCATGTGCATAGCCCAAAGACTGGCCTAAAGACATTTGAAGATTGTCTGGACAAGACTCGATTCAACAACAAATACTTCTTAGATAATCGCCTAGGTCAAACTAAATGGCTTAATGTGCTACAAGGTAGTGACTGGGAAACTGCCGAGAAATGGTACAATGGTGTTAAAGAATTCAGTGATCCTAAAGGTCCTTATGCCGGTAAAGAAGCAGAAGGTTGGGCCTTTGGTGGTGCTAATATGTGTAAAATGGACATTACTCTCAAGCGTATGATGACGCTGAGAGAAGAAGGTTTGCTGAAGGGCAAAAACTGGATCCACTTCTTGGGTACAGCTCAGTTAGATTGGTCATGCTATCTAACACTGATTCAACGTCAAATTAGGAAACATATTAATGAAGAAATTACCATCTCTTTTGATTGCGCCTCACCGTTTATCGCAACCGCGCACGGACTTGTCTATACCAATGCAGTCCACACGCCAAAAAGGTGGAGTGTTATTATGGACAAAGCCCCAGACAACAAGGCACTTGCAAAGTCAGACGTTCCATTCCCATTCGAATCAGAAGTCGGACGCCGCTTGACAATGGGCGATATTTGTCATTATGCCCCAGGTATGTTGAACAAGATCGGCAAAGAAGGCAAAACATCTTGGGATAGTTTTGCCTATGCTCTAATGATGGGGCATAATGTCTACTGTCATATTGTTGCTGTTCAAAGAGCACAACAATTGATGGATATTGAAATTGCCAAGAACAAAGATAAAGTCAAATGGGGACATTGGAAGAAAGTCAAAACTCAAGACATGAGCGATGAATATTCAGATTGGGTCCCACGCAATATTTTATATTTTAATGACTTTGTAGAAGATCTGTTTAATACCAAGACTAAAGCAGAAGCATTTGAAATGATCGATAAAGCCGGTCCATTCCTGCGTAGTTTAGAAGGTGCTCGTCTACAAGGCGGTCCTGCTCAAAATACATTTGGCAGTTTATTTGAAATCGAACAAGTTACCAAATCCGAAGAAGTTGATTTGGCAAATCCAGATGACGATAAACTTCGCGAATTGGAAGAAAACATCGCTTGACAATTTAACAAAATTATTGTATACTAGATTTATGAAACGAGACTATACTACAGGCGAAGCAGACAGTGTTCAATTTTTTATTGGCACCGAAGTCGAACATACCCCCGCATTTGGATTGCAGACTTTATTTGTAACTGGAGTCCATCCAGTTGAAGAAATTGCTCTAAATCTGCAAGGATGCAGTCATATTTTCTTTGGTGCTAATCATAGTTACAATCCAAAGTCCGATGATTATCGCGATTGGAAACAATGGGACGATATGATTGAATTCTTTTTAAAGAAAGATTATTTGTGTAGTCTTGATATCCCAATCAATCTTGCAGAAGAATTCTTAGAAAGCGGACTAAATGATTACAATAATTTTATTCCACAGATCCGTGTTCCATTGCCTTATATCAAATTGTGGAACTATAACACAATGATCAAGATTGACGATAAAGATTTTAATGCAACTAATCCCGGTGTATGGTCTCACAGTCTACATACACTAATGGATCGTAGTAAGTTTACAGACTGGACACAATACAAAAAC